ACAGTATGGAAGAAGTCCTGGAATGAATGCTTTGGCTGATGTGAAAGTTTTAAACAAGATGGTAGAGAATAGTTTAAAAGCTGCTGCAAAACAAATTGATCCACCATTACTTATTCCAGATGATGGCATGTTAGCACCAATTAGAATGTCTCCAGGCAGCATCAATTATTATCGCAGCGGCTCAAGAGATAGGATAGAACCACTAAATATTAATGCCAATACTTCAATTACTATCAATAATGAAAATCAAAGAAGAGATGCTATTAATAAAATGTTTCATATCGATCAGTTAGTTGTAACTGAAAATAGAAACATGACAGCGACTGAAGTAATTCAAAGACAAGAAGAGAAGATGAGAATACTTGGTCCAGTATTAGGTAGATTACAATCAGAATTATTATCTCCATTAATTACAAGAGTATTTAATATTCTTTTAAGAAATGGTTTGTTTATGCAATCTCCAGATATTCTTCAGCAACAAGAATTAAAAATAGAATTTGTATCTCCAATGGCATTAGCTCAAAGAGGTCAAGAACTTCAATCTTTAATGAGAGGATTAGAAATTTTTGGATCACTTGCTCAAACAATGCCAGTTATGGATTACATCGATGAGAATGGATTAGTTAAAAATATAATTTCAATTTTAGGATTACCAGCAAAAGTAATTAAATCAGATGCTGAAGTAGAACAAATTAGAGCAGAAAGAGCTCAACAAGAAGCTCAACAAATGGAAATGCAACAACAAATGGCTGAGACTGAAATGGCGAAGAATGCAGCTCCATTAGCAAAAGTAGTTCAAGATGGATCACAATAAAGAAGCAGAAAAAAAAATTAAACAGCTCCGAGAAGATTACAAAACTGTATTTGGATCAGACGAAGGCAAAAGAGTTTTAGAGGACATCTCAATAAGATGTCATGAGAGTTCGACTACTTTCTCAAAAGATAACAGTCATGAGACCGCATTCCTTGAAGGACAGAGATCAATTTCTCTATTCATCAAAGCAATGCTTAAATCAAAATAACCAATAGGTATATATGGAAAATCAGACAACTGCACCAGAGGTGCAATCTGAACAATCGACTGATGTTGTTCAGAATAATACTGAAGCAACATTAGTTTCAGAAAACCAGGAAACAAATTTTAAAGATTTAATTCCTGAAAGTTTCAAAGAAGAAAAAGCTTTGGATAATTTTAACAACATGGAAGATTTCGTAAAAAGTTATCTCCATGCACAAAAGTTAGTTGGAGCTGACAAAATTCCAGTTCCAAATAAACATTCAACCGAAGAGGATTGGCATGAAGTATTTAAAAGACTGGGTGCTCCAGAAACTCCAGAAGATTATAAATATAATCTCAAGGATGTGGAGTTGGATCAAAACCAAGTTCAAGAATTTAATAAAGAAGCTCACAAGTTAGGATTACTTCCTAGACAAGCTGAAAGCTTAATTAAATTTTATAATGAGATGAATAGCAATAATGCTGCATCTCAAGAAGAAGCTGCTGCTCAAGCTCAATTACAAACAGAGACTGAACTCAAGAAAGAGTATGGACCTCAATTTAGTAAAAGACTTGACCAGGCTAAAAAGCTTGCAGTTAATTCTTTAGGATCAGATTTTTTAGAAAATACTTATCTTAAAGATGGCTCAAGACTTGGAGATAATATCAAAGTCATAAAAGCTTTTTCTGACCTAGCTGACAAATTATCAGAAGATGAAATCATCAAAGGCGATGGATCTGAGTATATGACAGCTAAAGACATCGAAAAAGAAATTAACGAACTTACTCAAGAAGGATCTGCTTATTGGATAAAAACACATCCAAATCATCAAAAAGCAGTTCAAGAAGTGTTGAAGTTAAGAGAGATGCTTAATGGCTGATAAATTTGAGCCAGGCGAAATAATATCAGAGGAAGAAATTAGACTTGAATGTTTAAGACTTGCAACTGAATTTAGTCCAGAGAATGATCGAAGAGATCCTCTGCCAGTAGCTGATAATTATTACGAATGGGTAAAAAAAAATTCTAAGCGACAATCTGAAAAGACCGCTAAGAAAAAAGACAAAGTGAAGTCTTAAAATTTACAGATGCGACCTCCAATCGGAGACAACCAAGTCGATTACATTAACCAACAACAATAAGGAGATTTGCAAATGTCAAATCAAATTACTACAGCTTTTGTACAGCAGTATTCAAACAATGTACAAATGCTATCACAACAAAAAGGCTCACTATTGAGATCTGCTGTTGATGTTGAAACTGTTGTCGGCAAGAATGCTTTTTTTGACCAAGTTGGCGTAGCCTCTGCGGTTAAAAGAACTACAAGACATGCTGACACTCCACAGATGGATACACCACATGCAAGAAGAAGAGTAAGTCTTGTTGATTATGAGTACGCTGATCTTATCGATAACCAAGATAAAATTAGAACTCTAATCGATCCAACTTCATCTTACGCTACTGCTGCTGCTTACGCATTAGGTAGAGCTCAAGATGATGAAATCATTGCTGCGTTATCTGGAACAGCTTACACAGGAGAGACTGGCTCAACAGCTACTGCTCTTCCTTCAAGCCAAAAGATAACTGAAGCTGGTACTGACGGCTTAACTATTGCAAAACTAAGATCTGCAAAAGAGATTTTAGATGCTGCATCAGTTGACGCAAGTATTCCTAGGTATATAGCGGTGAGTCCCAAACAGATCACAGATTTGTTAGGAACTACTGAAGTTACATCTAGTGATTTCAATACTGTAAAAAGTTTAGCGAATGGAGAAGTTAATTCATTCCTTGGCTTCAATTTTATCGTGTCTAACAGACTAACATCTGCTTCATCTAAAAGACTTTGCCTAGTATGGGCAATGGATGGTTGCAAGATGGCTATCGGTCAAGATTTAATGACAAGAATAGATGAGAGAGCTGACAAAGGTTATGCTCATCAAGTTTATGTATGTCAAAGTCTTGGAGCGACTAGAATGGAAGAAGATAAAGTTGTAACAATCGAAGCTCATGAAGCTTAATCAATAGGAGAAATATATTATGGCAAATTCGATACAATATGCGAAAACTGTTAGTGTTCCTTCTGAAAAGATTAAGACTAACGAACTATCTGGTAGAGTAAGAGCTGCATTTGCTGAATACGAAGCATCTGCTGAACAAGATACTATCACTATGTTCACAATACCAAATGGTGCAAGATTACTATCTGGTGCTGTTAGTTATGACGCTTTAGGCTCAAGTACAACTATCTCAGTTGGTTACGCTGCTCATACAAAAGCAGACGGAACTACTCAAGCTGTTGATGTGGATGAATATAAAGCTGCGGCTTCATCAGCGTCAGCTGGTAGTGCAGATATTCTTGACACTATAGCTTTAGGAAAAAACTCAGTAGTTGATGCAGACAAAGATGGAATGCCAGTAACTGTAACATTAGCTGGTGCTAATGGAACTGGTACTATCCAACTTCAAATGTTCTACGTTATTGACTAATAACTAAATTTTGTTTGGCGGATGAAATACTCCGCCAGGCAATAGTAAAATGGCAAGAGCAATTTCAAGAAATAAAAAAAATTACAGACCTACTAAAAAAGGTGCTGGAATGACAAAGGCTGGAGTGAAAGCTTATCGAAGAGCTAATCCAGGATCAAAATTAAAAACCGCAGTTACTGGTAAAGTTAAAAAAGGATCAAAGGCTGCGAAAAGAAGAAAATCATATTGCGCAAGATCTTTAGGACAACTGAAGAGATCTTCTGCAAAAACTAGAAATAATCCAAACTCAAGGATCAGACAAGCAAGACGAAGATGGAAATGTTAAAGTGAAATATCTTTTAATTTTATATGTGTGTAGTTACGCAGCAGATACTCCAAAATGTAACAACGAGAGTATTACAGGATCATTTGATAATTGGTCCACATGTATAAATCAAGGATACCAACAATCACATTTTTTATTAAACGAACTTTATAAAGAAGATTTTGAAGATGAAAAACTAGCAATTAGATTTTCATGTAGAAAACAAGGAGAACCAACATAATGGCAAGTGCAGTAGATATAGCAAATTCAGCTCTTAATCTTTTAGGAGCATCAACAATTTCAGCATTCACAGATGATAGTAAGAATGCAAGATTAGTTAATCAAAGATATGAACCAGTAAGAGATAGAGTATTTAGATCTCATGCTTGGAACTGCTTACACAAAAGAGTTCAATTAGCTCAAAACAGTACAACACCAGTAGTAGAATATTCTTTTGCTTATGCTTTACCTTCAGATTGTTTAAGAGTTTTGAAAGTTCACAATGGTACTACTGACAGTATCCAATCAGATATAGATTATAAAATTGAAGGTAGAAATATCGTAACGAATGAAGGAACTGTTTATATAATTTATATTGCAAAAATTACAGATCCAAACGAATACGACACATATTTACAAGAAAGTATATCTCATCAACTGGCAGCAGATTTAGCTTATGCGGTAACTAACAACGCAACTCTAGCAGATAAATATATGGCTAGAGCAGATGAAAGATTAAGAGAAGCAAGATTTATTGATGCAACAGAAAACTCATTAGGAACTATAGAAAGCTCTGAATTTACAGATGCTAGATTATAATGACCAAATCGGCTTTTGATCCAAGAT